TTGTATGTTTGACTAAAAGTGATATTATAGAATCGAACATTTTTATAAGTCAAGATGAAGACGGAGGCGGAGATGAAGGAGGGTTGTACGTTGATGCGAATGAAAGGGGGTCTAGAAAATTAGACCCGAATAAGTATTTGAAAGATGCATTGAAATTAAAGGACCAGTTTTTCGAAACATTGTATGATGACCCATATGGTTTAAACAGTCGGTCGGTTTTTTATACGGCTCAAAGTTATTATGATTCAAAAATGTTCAAGGAAGCGTACCAGTGGTATAATCTATACACGAAACTAAAAGATACCTGGATTGAAGAGGAATTTGAGTCGCAAATGAGATTAGGACGTTGCATGATTGAGTTAAAATTTGATGTTGACAGAGTAATAACCCAATTTGAAAAGGCGATTCAAATCTTTCCGGATAGAGCCGAACCATGTTATGCACTGGGTAAGTTTTTGAATGTGGAGCCGCATAACGAGCTGGCATATAAGTATTTGAAAGAAGCAAAAAATAAAAATGTGGAAGAAGTATTGAAAAAATATAGATTATTTGTGGATATTTTCGTGTATGGTAAATATGTCAACGATGAACTGTCGGTTGCGTGTTATTGGACAAATCGAGGAAACGAAGGTTTCAAGTTATTGAATGAAATAATGGATGATAGTGACCAGCATTTCATTGAGCATAAAGACAGATTTGAAATGAATAAGAAACATTTTACGAATAAGTATAGCATATTATACCTATAATTTTATTTCATTTTATTATTTTATTTTATGATTTCATATGTTTCACATGACAAGTAACACATTTTAAAATAGTTGATTAAAACGTCCTCTGTTTCATTGTAAAGTGCGAAACATTTCATTCTATCAAACCCGCATTTGTCAAGTTCGCTGCATAAACAATCTAAAGTTTGCGCGCCATCAATAATAAAAAAATCATTTGTTGGGTCCTGATATAGTTCGGTTATCTTTTCAATGTTTCGAAACAGCTGGTTTATTCCAACGATGCAATACTGTTTCTTATAGTCGGCATTTACTATCAAATTACAATATTTGTGTTCATACGCGGTTGTATTTCGCTTCCAAATATTACTGTGTTCATACGTATACTTTTCATCTTCATGAGCATTTCGTTTCTTCATTTCATTATTTATGTCAAAAACATCATAATATTTTTGTTTAATGTAATTTGGACCGATTCGATTAATTTCGGCATTTCTAATGAGCGAAAAGTTATTGTCCCCGTCATTCATGTATTGAACGTATCCCATCTTATGAATTTTTGCAATTTTTGTGTGAACAGCTGTTCTAAGCAATATTTCATAATCGTCGCAAATTGGCAAGTATTCGCAATAATTTCCAATTGTTAAAAGCAAATCTTTCCTCCAGATGCGTGGGTGGTTAGGACAACAAACTAAATGGCTGAGTGTTATGTTGTTTATATTTGGCGTGTTGTAAACGTATACCCATGCATTATTATATTTTTGGCAATAGTATGAACCGTATCCTTTGCAAAGAATTCCACCCGCGTACCAATAATTTTTGCCATTTTCATAAATATTGATAAAATCCATGTAGATGAATCCCACGTCTTCTTTTTCTTCAAATAATTTAGCCGAATCTTGCAAGACAAATGGTAAAATTTCATCATCATGGTCGAGTTCCAGCACGTATTTTCCTCGACACAAGCTAACCGCTTCGTTCTTTACATTTCCAATGTAACCATTATTTTCAAAACGTTTGTATAACCGAACTCGACGGTCGTGTGACAACTGGCTAATCAAGTATTTAAAATTTTTGTCATCGGGCGAATCATCCATAATTACCCACTCCCAATTTTGCAGCGTTTGCGACTTTAAACTGTTAAATGCTCTGATAATTTTATCGAAAGAGTTGTACGTTGACGTAAAAATAGAAAAAATGGGTCTCGTTTTTTCACGAGATAAACTGCAAATTGCGATGAATGTTTCGTTTACAATTTTGTTTAGTTCTTCAACCCAGTTTTTTGTAAATTCGGTGAAATGAATAATTCGATTTGAAAAACCGGAATCAAATGTGGAGACAATATCTTGGTATTTTTCGTTATTTTTTTCAAAAATAATTAAGATGGGATAAGTTTGCTTGTAAAAATTATTCAACTGTTTTTTTGAATGAATCACGTGCATTGTAAATTGAAGGTCATTTGAATTGCGCTCGATTATGGAATCGATGTATTCATATTCATTATCACGATAAAATAGAATAAATGGATATTTCATTAATATTATCTATTCTATTTGTATTTTTAAGTAAATATTAATAGAATAATTATTATTTTTTTTGTATTTAGCCACATTTAATTGTATGCATGTAAAGAATCGTATGATATTCACTAAAAATATAATGTAACAACCAATATAGAAATATATGCATATATAATATAGACTACGTAACGAACGAGTACGCTAATTAAATAATCAAATGACAAAAATAATTGTTATAAAAAAAAAACAAGATACAGAAGAACAACAAGATCAAGAACAAGAAGGGCAACAATGTAATACGGTTGTGAAACCATTGAAACCATTGAAACAATTGAAACAATTGAAACCATTGAAACCATTGAAACCATTGAAACCATTACCAGACGTAATATCAATAAATAATTATGCATTATTACTGGAGAATGATTATGATTACAAGGTTATTGATTTAAAAAAAATGTGTACTAAAATCCAGAGAGATTACGAGTATAAAAAAATGAAAACAACAGGAACAAAGGTTGAAATGAAACAAAATATATATAATTTTTATAACCAGACGTTTCATTCTATAAAAATCCAGTTGAAATTTAAAAGTCACTTGCGTAGAAAAATGACAATGTTGCGAGGTCCTGCGTTGAAAAATAGAGTAATTTGTATAAACGAGACAGATTTTTATACGCTGGATCCGATTCGAGATATTCCAGATGCTCAATTTTATAGTTATGAAGAAATGTGCGGAGGAAAGGCGTGTTGTTACGGATTCGACATTGCATCTATATGCAATTTAATACTGAATGACAATGGGGTAGACAGTGTAGCAAATTTAAACCATCGGTTAGTTTGGACGGCGTCGAGCAATCCATATAACAGAAGCATAATTCCGCCCAACATAACACGAGATATTTTGAAAATAATAAAACTTGACAGACTTCTCAATAATAAAGATAAAAAAAATGAAAATAAAAATAAGAATAAAAATAGTAAAAATAAAAATAACAATAACTGGAATGAAAATGGTGTAAACGGTAATATTATATTGGAAAACGGTGGAGGCGGCGGAAGCGGAAGCGGAAGCGGAAACATTGTTATAGACTTGCCGCAAGATACATTAACGCCGCAACAAAGATACCGTCAAAATGTATTGCATTTATTTCAAAATATAGATTTGCTTGGACACTATTCTGACCCTGATTGGTTTTTGCATTTAACGTATCAAGAACATATTACATTTTTAAGGGAGTTGATGGACATTTGGAACTATAGGGCAGAATTATCATATAATGCAAGAGCGTCCATTTATCCGCCCTACGGTAATCCTTTCCCCCACCACATAACAGGATGGCTAACCCACCAATTTTACTCGTACTTGACATTGGAAACCATTGTCAACATTAACATGACAATAATTGAACGCCTCACAACAACAGCGATGCAAGAGTCAGATAGGTGTTTAGGGGCGAATTTTGTATTGTGTGCGCTAACACTTGTAAGCATTCCGGCTCGAGAAGCTTTGCCCTGGTTATACCAGTCTGTAATGTACACATAGTTATTAAGGGATTTTAGCATAGTTTTATATATTATTATAATTATATATAAAAACATATAAATGAATACTTTTGGGAAAAATACAACAACAACAGCGGCAACGATGGCGACGGCAACGTCGTCGTCATCAAATGTTATGACGATAAGTGCAGTATCCGCATTCGACAAACAAATCCAAAAATGGATTGAACTCGATAACAAATTAAAAAAAATAAATAGTGAAATAAAAACAACGAGAGAAATGAAAAATGATTTAGAAGCATCAATTATGGATGTTGTAAATAATAAAAAATTATTGAACACGTCCGTTGCAACAATGGATGGGCGGTTACGATTCATAGAGACAAAAATATCGAATCCTTTATCTCTAACATTTATAGAAAAGTGTCTGAATGAAATAATACCAAACGGTTCTCAAGTCCAGCATATTTTGAAATACATAAAGGATAAAAGAGAGATCAAAATTAATTCAGAAATTAAGAGGTATTATAATAGTTAATATTGGTGAAATTATTAGTTAAATAGTTAAATAGTTAAATATATAATTATAAATATATAAATTATATAATTATAAAATGTTTGATGCAGCAAGAGACTTGGTTTTTACAAATTCGGCGGATGGAAATTCCATTACTAGCGGCGGCTATAGAATAAGTAAAATGTTTGGCGGCATGAAAAGAAAACAAAAAGGTGGTAAAAAGAAAACCAAAAAAGAAGATGGACACTACAATGAAGAAATGGAAAATTTTTATAAAGAAGAATCTGGAATTCCGATGGGTTTATTATTTGTCGGTCCAAAATTCCATATGGAGCACCAAGCACGTATGGACCAGGCTTTGAAAAAAGAAAACGAATTTCACATGAATTATAATAATAATAATGACAATGATAGAATCGCGGGAATTGGTGATCTTGAACTTATAATGCCGCAACTACAACCGCACTCGTCATCGCAGTTTATAATTATAGGTGATGACAACAATTGTGAATTAAAAGAAGATGCTAGAGAAATAAATTCTCAAGAAGTTGATGCGGATTTATTTCGAATACTTTTAGAGAATGCTTTGACTGACCCTAATCACAGTAATGAAAACGCTGTGTCTTCAAGGAAAAACACGAGAAAACGAACAATAAATTGTGCAAGTAATAGTAATAATAGTATAAATTTAAAAAATCTAAAAGTGGATAAAATATATGTGCGAAGAAAAACAAGAAGAAATAATAATTAAATATAAACTACACTGTGTACTAAATTAAAGAATTGACCAAGATGAGCGATTAAATGGCGACAATAAAATCTCGGGAATTCGTTTCTTCCAATAATCGATTCGTTTTTGTTTTTCAATATCCCTCATTGTTAAAGGGTACACGGGTGCATTCTGCATTTTTTGCGTTTCTGCAGGAGTAATCAGCGGTTTGTAACCGTAACAATTTACACCAAATCGGACATTTTTATTGTCAATGAATCCGCCATTTATGCCGGGTCTTCCGCAGTCATTTTCATGTCCTTTGATTTTTTGCAATTTGTCCCAAGTCTCTTTTTGTGTGGGAAAAAGTGCCATTTGGTTGTCCGACCACCCATAGTTGCACCATTCACCCCCCGTTTGATGTGACGATTCTATTTCATCATAATTTGCAAGTTTTGCGTCATATGCCGCGCAAATCGCTTTTGCGTCATTATACGTATATTTATTATCCGGAATATTGAAAACTTCCTTTTTAAACTTCATCGTTGGTACCGCTTCATCTTGAGGTACCTGCATTGTAATTTCAAGTTGAGGCTTGTCTGTAAAAAAGTTCACAAATCTTGTCGTAAGATTTACATTGAAAAAATATTGGAATCCATTCAACAAAATCAGCATGATAAAGACTGACCACAACAGAACTTCGAAAAAACGTAGTCCTATACTTTTTGTTGCGCCGGTACTAGAGTCGGTTCCTGCGCTACTACCGCCACCTAAAACTGCAAATAAAAGTCCATATATAATAATAATAACTACGAGTGCAATAAGCATGTATATTCTAGTATCAGCAGTCATCTGGGGGTCTTCCTTTCCATTTTTTGTAACAAATTCCTTTAAATAAACAGTTGGGTCTGAATTTATTCCGCTTATAGAATTATAAGTTAAATCCATTTATTTTATTTATATTTATTAAATATTAAATAATATTAAAAATGAGTAAAAATGTAATATTTTATATTATAACATTACATTAGTTTTTTATATTTTCCATCCTTTTATTTTTTTCTATAGAATAAGCAATACGGAGTGTTTCCAATAATCTCCGAGCCTTTTATCTGGATTTCTTTAACAGTTGAATCGTTGAAATTAAACCATCTAGAGTCTGCCGTTTTTATAGTTGAAGTATAGTGACCGAAATTTTCATCCCCGTGATGATTGCAAATTCCATAAAGGTCGTACACATAACTATCCTTATTGTAACCTTCTACATATTTCGAAAAACTCACATTTTCAATCGGTATTTTTATATTTGACTGATTTTTAACAAATGAATCCGTCTTGTAATTGTATTCAAACCGTTTTATGTCAATTACCATAATCTCTGGCAAACTCCAATACACCAGTCGCTTATACACATTCTGTTTTTTTCCTAAAGATTCGTTAAACCACGCATTCTCGCCTTCCATCAATTCGCTTTCACAGTTCAAATCAAAACAATCCATCAAAGAAATGTGGTCTTGTTTTGACGGCGCTTCAGAAGGAATGGGCAAACTTATTACCATAAACGGTTCCGGTCGAATGCTAAGATATTCATCGTTTGATTTGGCAACGCCGACACTTGTCAAGGTTGACACATGAATTCCATAAAACATGTTTAAAATTTCAGAGTAGTTTTCAGTATACTCTTTTTGCATCATTTCATAACACATTTTTGCCATTTTATCTCGTTTATTTTTTGGGTTGCCATCAATTGTCATTGTTACTTTTCTTTTAAGAGCAGTGTGAAAAATATCAAATAAAAACGTTAAAAATTCTGGCATGTCATTTTGAGAAATAGTTGAAAACATATTATTTTTTTTTATTTT